CCACGAAGACAGACGCGCGTCGTAAACACCTGAAACGACCGCCGTTATGCGCCGACCTAGCCGATGCCTACGCCGAGTCGATCGCCAGCGGCAGCGCTGTCGCCAATCTGCGAATCGTCGACTCATGCAAGCGCTACTTAGCCGAGCGCAAAGCGCCGGCGGCGCACCAGGTGTGGTGGGATGAACCACGCGCTGAGGACGCCCGGGCGTTCGCCCGCAAGTGTGGGCAGGGCGTGGAAGAGGACGCTGGCAAACCACTGGAGTGGATGCCGTGGCAGTGCATGGTGGCGATGATCCTGCTCGCCCGCCGGCGCGTGATCGCCAAGGTGAAGACCGACACGCCGGCAACCAAGGCTCTGCTGCTGGTGGTGGCGCGTGGCAACGGTAAGACCGAGTTCGCCGCGTCCATGATCATGGCAGCGATGCGAGACACCAGCACTAGCCTGGAGTTCTCAAGCGTCGCGCCGGATGGTCGCTTGGCGCAGAAGACTTTTGAGCGCATGGCGACTATGTGCCGCACACTGGCCCTAGATGACTCAGACAAAGACGAGAAGGGATGGACGTCCTCAGGCGGGTCTACGCCCGCGCATCCCGGCAGAGTGCGCCACGGTGGCAATAGGTACATATCCCTGCCATGCACCGACCGTGCGCTTGACGGATTGACTACGCGCTTGATCGTCGCGGACGAGACAGCGCGCATGGACAAAGCGTTCGGGCGCTTGCTCACCGGGCTTGCCAAGTTCGCCACGTCGCAACTGTTGGCGATCACGACGCCCGATCCGGAACAGAAGACGCGCCCGATTTGGGGCTATTGGCAAGCGTGCGAGGCTGCAATCACTGACGGAACGCCCTATCCGGCGGGCTGGTGGCCCATGATTTACGGGCTAGATGCTGACGATCAAGCCTCAGATCCGGCCGTATGGGCGAAGGCGCACCCAGGTTTGGGCGTCATTGTCGACCCGACGCAGTTGCAACTGGCCGCGCAAACGATGCTAAACACCGGAGATCCGGTTCAAATCGCCGAGTTCGAGACGCAGTTGGCGTGCAGATACCACGAGATTGCCACGACTGACATCGATCTTGCAGTGCTTGAGCGGCAAATGGTCGACTGCGATTGGGATCGCTTGCGCGGCGCGCCAGCGGTCATCGGTCTTGACTTGAGCCGCGGTGGTTACGGAAGTCAACTTGACTTGACGGCGCTCACCATCATGGTCGTTGATGGTGGCATCATCCGTGCGCGGAACGTGTGTTGGTGGGCCGGTACGGACATCGCGCTTGACGAAAAGCGCTGCAAGAACCCGCTACAGGTGTGGATTGAGGCAGGACATTTGCGCCGAATGCCTGGTGAATGGCAGGATATGAGCATCGTTGAGGCTGAAATTGAGCATTTGATGACGCTTTACGACGTGCGAAAGATAGGCGTAGACCCGCATCCAGCGCAAGCGCGAGACATAAAGCGGTGGCAGGATCGCGGCTGGCCCATCATTCCGGTCGATCAGAGCATCCGAACGATGGCGCCGGCGTGGAAATTGTGGGGCGATCTCTTGAAATCGAAACAACTTTGCTACCAAGTCGACCCGGTACTCGCGTCGGGACTGAACAACGTGCGCCTGATCCGTGACAACGTGGGCAACACTCGACCAGTGAAGGGACGCAGCGCTGGAAACATGGACGTGATCGTGTCCGGCAACATGGCAGCGCTTCTGATGGAACATCATCAGGTGCGCGAGTCAACCGGACTCAGCACCAGCGCTTGTCCGATTGGTTAAGGTGGCAAGTCTGAAATAATCGCTTGACACGCTGAGGCACATTTGTTCCATGCATCTCAGTGAGCATCTTCGCGCGATTCTTCGGTTTCAAAAGCGGCGTGGTTGTCTACGCACGCCCGGAACCACTGGCAACGCCAGCACCACAGCATTTACCCGCTGTCGTTCGCGCCATGAATCTCATCAGCACCGACTTGGCGCGGCTTCCGTTCTCGGTAATTGACTCGCAAGGCCAGGTTGTCGATTCGCCGATCACGCAATTGATGACGCGGGAAGCCTCGCGCTGGCAGTCGGGCTACGAGTTTCGGCGCTACATGACCACGTGCGCCCTCGATTCGGGCAACGGTTTGGCACTCATTCGCCGTGATTCATCGGGCACCGTCGCCGAATTGCAACCACTTCCGAGCGGAACGTCCACGGTTGAACTGACCGAAGAGGGTGTTCAGTACCGCTTGGGCGGGAATCTCCTCAAGGCAGACCAGGTGCTACACCTCGGCTGCTATCCGGATCCGCTGTCGCCGAGTTGGTATATGTCGCCGATGGAGTCTTGTCGGTTCGCCATGGAATTGGCGGCAGACCAGGACGCAGCCCACAAGAGCCTGATTCGCACCGGTAGCACCGGCAAGGTTTCGATCTCTCACCCTGGCGCGATGTCCGATCAGACGGTGCAAGCCATCCGCGACGCCTGGCAAACCATGCACGCAACCGCGGAGGGTGCATCGCGCCCGCTGATCCTGCGCGAAGGCATGAAGGCCGAGCGCATCAGCGCTGAATCAACCACAACTAGCATTGAGTCGCGCCGGTTCTCGATCCAAGAGATCGCCCGCGCATTCGGCGTACCGCCCGAAATGCTTTACCAGCAGGGCGGCGGGGCGCTGTCCTCACAATCCGAAACCGCACGCGCCTACGTTGACGGCGCACTCGCCCAATGGGTTACCGCGTGGGAGTCGGAGATCACGCGCAAACTCTGCGGGCCCGGCGAACACGCAAGGCTCGATACCGACGTCCTGCTCCGCGGCAATATGCGCGATGCCGGCATGGCGCTGTCAAAACTCGTCCTCGCCGGGATCCTCTCACCGAACGACGGCCGGAAGCGCATGGGCTTGCCTCCGATTGCCGGCGAACAGTTCGACATCCCAAGTGTGTCCATGCCAGGCGGAATGAGCGCCATGCAAGGCGACAACGCCACCGAGAACATCGATGGAGGTGAAGACATTGCTTGAAATCCGTACCGCCAAGATCAGTATGCAAGGCGACAAGATCGGTGGCTACGCCAGCGTGTACGACGCTCCAAGCCATCCGCTCACCGTCCGCGGCCTCAATGGCGGCAAGCCATTTACTGAGAAGGTCGCCCGCGGCGCGTTCGACAACTCGCTCCGCTCCAACATCTCGCTGCTTGTCGGTCATGATTCGCGCGACCTACTCGCCAACACCAAGAGCGGACTGCTGCAACTGAACAGCGACGCACACGGCCTGGCGTTTGAAGTCACGCTCCCCGACACACAACGCGCCAAGGACATCCGCGCACTAGTGGACGCCAACGTCCTCAGTGAGATGTCGTTTGGCTTCAACGTCATCTCCGATTCTTGGAGTGGCAGCACACGAACACTCACCCAGGTGAGGCTGTTAGAGGTCTCAATCGTAGAAAACGGCGCTTATCCGCAGACGAGCGCCGAAGCCCGCAACATTCATTCGGGCTTAGCCCGTCTTCGTCTGCGTTTAAGGATGCCGCTATGAAACTGTCCGAACTCTTTGAAAGCCGTAAGGCGCTCACCGCAGAGCGCGATTCCATTCTCGCACAAGACTCACTCACCGTGGAAGTCGAAGCCCGCGGCCATGAAGTCGCAAACGAACTCGCAACCGTTGAAGCCGAGATCCGTTCCGCGCAAATGCGCGAGCGTTTCGCATCTTCAAGCGCCGTCGAAATCATCGCCAAGCGCGATATGGAACTCGGACGCGAAGAGCGCGACACCAAGAAGTACCGCGACCAGTTCATCGGTTGGTTGAAGGGTGGCGCTGCACCTGAAGTGCGTGCACTCTCAACCGCAACCACTCCTGCAACCGCTGCTGGCACGATCATGGTGCCTGCCGTTTACGAGACAGAGATTCTGAAGTACCTCGATAGCCAAGATTTCATGCGCTCGTTGGCTGATTATCGCGGTGGAGTCACTGGCTACCCATCGCTCCGCTACAACACGCAGACCAGCGCTGCTTACGGTGGCGGCACTGGTTCGTGGATCGCTGAAGGTGGCACTGCTGTAACCAATGACATGGCACTTGCTGAAGTGCTGTTGCCTCCGAAGTTGTGCTCACCTACCACTCAGGTTTCGCAGACGCTGTTGCGCCAAGCGAATTTTGACGTGGAAGCCGAAGTCATGATGGACTTGCAGAAAAAGCTGAGCAAAAATCAGGCCTTCGCATTCATGGGAGGCACGGGAACCAATATGCCAACTGGCATCTTTGATCCTGCAACCACGACCACTGGCGTTCGCACTGGTGCATCGTGCGCAAGCAACACCAATTTGCGCGCACAGAAGGTGACTGCTGCAACTTCGGATTCGGCAGTGACGATTGCGAATCTCACCAAGATGCGCTACGAGACTCTGCCAGCGGCTTACTGGAACAGTCCAACATGCGCTTGGATCATTCCGCAAGACGTCTACGCAGCGATCGCTGGCATCATCGTGAACAATGTGCCGCTGTTTGTTCCTTCTGCTGATGCTGGCATCAGGAATGCAGCACCGTTTACGCTCATGGGCCTCCCGGTCTACGTAACGCCGTACATCCCGGTGAACGTTGCAACTGCAAGTGCAACTATCAAGACCGTAATGGCAGTGGTTGGAGACATCCGCGAGTCCTACAGCATCCGCGAGTGGGCAGGAATCGGGATGATCCGCGACGACATCACGTTGGCCACGACTGGACAGGTGAAGTACACCGCGATGTCGTTCGCTAATGCGAACATCACCCGCGGCGATGCGCTTGTCCAACTGCGCGTGTCCAACATCGCGTAATGATCCTCTCATCCTTTGGGTGGGTGGGGCTTCGGCCCCACCCCCCCTCAGCGAGGAACAATGGCTTTAGATCTAGCAAAGTTTCGAGGTTGGGCGAGGATCCCTCACACCGAAGACGATGTGAGCATTGGCATTGCATGGGCAGCCGCAGTACGCGAATTGGAAGAGCGCACAGGGTGGTGCGTGGAGTCGGTCACCAGGACGCAGTGGGTGCCCGCAGCGCCCGTGACAATCTACGGAGGTCTGTACCTCCGTCTTGAGCGCCAAGGCGACCTGGCGGGCACTACGGCCGTCTACAGCGACAGCACGACGGTACCGCTTACTGGCACGTGCGCGAAGATCCAAATCAATGGCTTGGTCTACGTCGATATGGAAATCGACAACCTGACCTACCCGGTCACCCTGACCGTGACGGCCGGGAACGCAGCGCTCAACCCGCTGCTCGAAATGGCGCTCTTGCAACGCGTCGCGCACCATGTTGCAAGCCGCGGCGATGACACCATCGCGCTCGACTCGACCTACTGGGATCGCATCACAGGCATGATGGGCAAGGGAATCGGATAATGGCTGGGCACGTCCCATCCGGAATGCTGAGGCTTTCGATGACGGTACAGAATCCCGTGCGAACCATCGACAGCGTCGGACAGGCAGAAGTCTCATGGCTGAGCGTCGCCAAGATTGCTTGCCACATTGACTCGGCACGAACGAACGAAGTAATCGGCGATCTTGGCGTTAACGCCCGCTCCGACTGGCGCATCCTGGCCGCTTGGCATCCTGCCGTGACCACGAACAGCCGACTGCTTTACCTGGACAACGGCACAGAGCGCGTGTTCAACATCCGCGCCTGCTTTGATCGTGACCAAAAGCGCCGACGTCTTGAGATCGAAGCGACGGAGGAAGTCGAATGAAAGCCACCCAGGTAACCCTAAAGACGCAGTTCCGCGACGGCAACGTCCGCGCCGCGTTGGCTCGTCTTGGGCCCAAAGTTGCACAAAACGTAATTAAGCGATCGATGCGAAAAGCGCTTGACCCAGTGCGCGCTGCACTCCGTCAGACTTGGGTAGCAGCTGGGTATCGCGGTAAGCCGCTTCATCGTGGGGCAATCAATAAAGCAACCCGCATCGATGTCCGACGCGCTGGCGGTGGAACAAGCGCCGGGATCACCGGCCGTGTAGGCGTCATGTACGGGAAGAGTGGCGGCACCGGTGCGGGCGGCCGGCAGAAGATTTGGCACTTGTTGGAAGGTGGATTCCGGCACTACGCCAAGGGATCCAAGGCTTACGCCAACTTTAGTAAGGGCG